GACGGTTAAGAATTTTATTTTCACTGCGAATTATGCAGATATTGCCAAGGCCATCGATATTGATGCGGCTAATTTCAGGATGGAAGGGTGCTCGTTTTATGAGACCGCGGCCAACATGAACTTTCTCAGCATCTTTGAAAATGATGACACGGCCAACGCAGCCGACGGCCTTACCATTATAAACAATGAAAGGATCGCTATTGATACGGCATCTTTGGCGTTTATTTCAATCCTCGGAGATATTAGCAGGCTGACGGTTGTAGGCAATTTTGACAATCAGGCGTCCGCTGCCGATGTCGGCCATTTTATAATCCTGGCTGCCAAGACTGCTTTGGGTGCAAAGATTGTCGGGAACGTTTTGAACCTGACTGGTGACAACAATGCTCAGACAGTCGGCGTATTCATGACGGGTAGTTCTGGTACTTGTACCGGGACCGTGGCAAATAATCTTTGCGGTTCTCTTGATACCACGGGTGAGCTTTTTGATACCGCGACTCTCACATTTCAGCATTTCGATAATTATTGTACAGGCACAGTTGCCAAGTCGGGTACAATACTGCCGGCAATCGAAACCTAAACAACGGTTAATCTAACCCCACCCGGGTAATACCGGGTGGTGTAATAAAAAAGGAAATCAAAATGCCAGACGATAAAGATTTAGAAATCGCAGAGCAAGAACCTGTTGACGACGCTGAATCTTCCTTTGACGAGGACGATAAGCCGGAAGTTGACGAGAACGGTGACATCATCGAAGACGACCCGGATAAAAAGGACGACCCGGGCGAAAAGGCAGAGAAAAAGAAAGCTGGCGACAAAGTTGCCAAGGAAAAGGCAGATGAAACGCCGAAGTATTCCGATGAACTGGATAAGCGGATCAAGACAATCGATGACGATTCGGAAGACGCGGAAGCTGAAAAGGTGGCCAAGGAAAAGAAAGAGGTTGATGACAAAGCCGCTTTGGAAAAAAAGGAAGCTGCCGACAAAGTTGCCAAGGTTGATACTGGTGAGTTCGGTGACCTGGATGACATTGACCTGCCGGATAAAAATATCAAGGTCGGTGGCATAGAGGTAAATCTGAAAGAATACAAAGAGGATTACCCGGACGATTACGCGGCTGCAACTGTTCTGGCAACGCGGATAGCAAAGAAGATTGTCGCTGAAGTCATAGATGAACGGCTGAAGGGTGTTTCAAAGGTTGGCGAAGCGGTGGCCCAGCTTGCAGACAGGGTATCTGATAGCGAGTTTTGGGGTGCCATAACAGAGGTCCATCCTGACGCTAAAAAGGTCAACGCCGATCCTAAATTTACGGCATGGCTTAAAAAGCAGGATGCTCCCATTCAGCGGATCGCTCAGAATATGTCAGACCCGGCAGATGGTATTATGGTTTTGAATTATTACAAGGCCACTGAGACCAAAGGGGATGTGGACAAACTAAAGAAAACGGCGGCAGACAAGAAGAAAAAGACCGATGACCTGCACAAAGGAACCATGCGGAGCAAGCCAACGGTCAAAAAGTCTGGTGGTGCTGACCCGGACGATGCGGAGGCATCATTCAATGAAGACGACTGATGCAATAATCCCCATTTGCCGATCGAAGCAAATCCGGTGTACCAACATAATCCAGAACGGCAGGCGGAAAGGCGAGGTCTGCAACCGTATGTTCTGTGTTGGTGACATTGGAAGTGGCGGGGCCATTGAACATTTGTGCCCCAGGTGCAAACAACTCTGTCGGATCATGAAGATCCCGGCGGCATAAACCAGGGCGTTTTGCCCTGATATAAATTTGAGAAGTCCTAGAGACTCTTTTTTAAACCCTTAAAATGGAGATCTAGGACTATGAGTGAGACTACGAGCTACGGGGACATTTCCCCGAGAACTGCTGGCAAGGCAATGAAGCGGCTTCTGAAAAGAGGCCAACACCTGATGGTTGTTGAGAGATTTGGGCAGAAAGATCCTCTCCGCAAAAACCAGACCAAGACTGTCAAATGGCGGCGGTACAATTCCCTGGCGAGAGCATCCGCCCCGCTGGCTGAAGGCATTACCCCAAAGGGCAAACGTCTGACTTACACGGACGTCAATGCCACCCTCGAACAGTATGGCGATCTTCTGGAAATTACAGATGTTATCGCAGACACCCACGAAGACCCGATCTTTCAGGAAAGCATGGACCTGTGCGGCGAGCAGGCGGCTGAAACTGTTGAAGAGCTGCGGATTGCCGTTATCAAGGCCGGCACCAATGTGTTCTATGCTAACGGTGTCTCAACTCGTGCAACTGTCAATTCCCCTGCGGTACGTGGCGATTTCCGGAAAATTTACCGGTCCTTTAAGAAACATAAGGCCCGCGAGATTTCCAGGATCATTGCGGCCACTGACAAGGTAGCCACCGAGCCGGTTGAGCCAGCATATTTTTGCATGGGCCATACCGACCTCAAGGCCGACCTCCGTGATGTCAACGGATTCATCCCTGTTGCCAATTATTCCAACAGCATGAAGGCCCTCCCGGGTGAAGTGGGTTCTCTGGAAGAGTTCCGTATTATCCTGACACCCATGTTTGAACCGTGGGAAGTCGCCGGAGCTGCCGGAACTACCTACCTGTCCAGTGGTGTTGCACCCGCATCCTCACTTGGCGCTGATGTCTACCCGCTGATTTTCGTGGCGAGAGACGCTTACGGTATTGTTCCGTTGCAGGGTTTTGAATCGGTAGTGCCATACGTCATCAACCCCAACAAACCGACCAAGAGTGATCCTTTGGCCCAGTTGGGATACGTGGCATGGAAAACTTACCAGACCGCTGGCATTCTCAACCACAGTTGGATTGCGCGACTCGAAGTAACGGCACTGGCCAGTCCCTCGTGATGAATGAAGGGTGGATTTTAACCAATAACGAATAACTAAGGAGAATTGTTATGAGACGAGTAGGCGGACTTTTTAACGGAACCGGGGCAGATCTTTATCTGTGCATTGGGTTTGTGCCGGATTGGGTAACGGTCTGGAATATTGAAGGCACCCAGATTTTGAAAGCTGAAACGAATGTCAATTTCATGAGGCTTGCCTCAAGTGTCGAGGGCATCCAGTTTACGGCTGGTACAAATGATGTCGCGGTGACAGCCATTGGTGCCGGTATTTTGCCGTATTACGGTGGAACTGTTCTGAACACCACAACTGCCGGGACCGTAACATACGGAGAGGGGATTTTCCTCAAATGGGACCACAATGATTACCGGCATACCTCTGGTAATTCCCCCACTGGTTACGGCGATGCCTCCTCGGTTGATATCGATACCTGGACAGTTGATACCCCGGGCAGTAATACCGGGCATTTCAACAGCGGTGTTGCAGGGACATACATCGAGGAAGGTTCAAAAATCATTATCGATGGCAAACAGTACGCCATTACTGCCTGGACCACTGACGGCAGCGATGATGATGAAGTCACCCTGAGCCATAGCGTTGCTTCCGGTGAAATTCAGTATATCGGCGGTCGGTATGATTTTAAGCCCATGGTTTCAGGTGAGACCACCAAAGATGGTTTTGTGATTTACAACACGACCATCAACGTCGATGGACAGCTGTGCTGTTTTGAAGCAGGCAAGTACGACAACTAACAGAGTTTTGTAGAGTTCCCCGAGAGCCAAAAACCGAAAAGGAGAGTTTCAATTGGAAAACCAAAAAGGTAAAGCGCAAAAAGAGCAAGTGCCTGAAGAGAAATTTTATCGTGTATTATTTTCAGAGAAATCGTCACCCAATGATACCGATGATGTGCAACTGCACGTTAACGGGGAAACCCTCGTCATCCAGCGAAACAAAGAGGTTATCATACCGGAGAGGTTCAAAGTGTGTGCTGACAATGCGACATACCAGCAGTTCAGCCAAAAGCCAGGTAAGCCTCGGAAGTTGAGGGGAACGATTAAAATCTACCCTTACCAGCTTATGGGAGATGCAACCTTGAACGATTTTCAAAAGATGCGATCGGTTGGTAACAAGCAGACAAAGCAGAATATCGCAAAATTTGGATTTGACGGCGTACCTGACGGAGACTAAGCATGGCAATAGCAGGAACGTACACTTATAGTGTAACCGGTGGCGACATCATAACCGAGGCCCTTGAGTTGATTGGTGTCACTGTTACCGGAGCGGATGCAGTCGCGGCGCATCAAAAGTCTTGTTTGAGAACCCTGGAAATGATGATAAAGGCGTGGCAGGCTGATGGTATCGGGTTATGGAAAAATACCGAGGCTGCTCTATTCCTCGAGTATGAGGCGTATGAGTATGACCTGGGGCCAACAGGGGATCACTGCACATCTGATTGGGTCAAAACAGAAGTTGAAACCGCCGGCGTTCTTGGCGACCTTGCACTTGAAGTGGATTCTATCGCTGGAATTTCGGATGAGGATTATATCGGGGTTGAGCTGGACGATGAAAGCCTGCAATGGACAACTGTTAATGGCGCACCTTCTGGGACCACAGTTACCCTGACCGCTGCCCTGACCGATGCTGCTACGGCAGACAATCACGTTTACGCCTACACCACAAAGTTGCAAAGACCTTTGAGAATCACAGAGGCCCGTATCCGGGTAGAGGGTGAAGACGATAATGATAACTGTGTAGACGTTCCCCTTGAAATCAAACATAGAAATCAGTACATGGCGATTGCCGACAAAGAGGCTACCGGCGCTGCTGGCTTGATTTATTACGACCCGCAGTTGACCAATGGGAATCTTCATGTTTACCCGGCCTGTGATGATGTGCAGGATTATCTAAAGTTCACAGCCAAGGTGCCTATCTCCAACTTCGATGCAGTAACCAACGACCCTGAGTTTCCTCAAGAGTGGTTCATGGCTCTTTCGTGGAACCTGGCTATTCTTGTTGCCCCCAAATACGGCAAGGTGGTTTCCAATAATTTTGAGGTCAGAGCGATGCAGTTTAAACGCGCTGTGAGCCTGTTTGACAGGCAACGGCACCCAATAGGACTATCGGCATGATTACAGACAAAGAGCGTGAGGAAATTATACTGGCAGCGGTGGAGCGGTGTTACCTGGGGGTGCCTGAACTAATCGGCAACCTCATGGCCCAACATGCCGCATTGAATAAAATCAACAAGGAATTTTACGGCCAGCACCCTGAATTTTCAAAACACCGGGACGTGGTGCAGAAAGTTGTTGAAGCGGAGGAAGGGGCGAACCCGGTATCAGACTACAAGGACATTTTAAAAAACGCGATCCCTGAAATCAGAAAGCGGATTGATACCCTTGGCAAGCTGAATATGGATGTGCCGGCAACCCCTGCTCGAAGTTACGAACCGTTATCTTCTGGCAATGGAGAACTTTAATGGAACGACCCCTTGTGACCATAGGCCCGGGAGAACTCTCGAAGGGCTTGAGACCTTCAAAACGGATGCCACGGAACAGCGGCTATTTGACAAAATGTTCCGGAGCCGTGGGCCGGGATGGGGTGGTTCAGGCTCTTGACGAGTTCACACGGTTGGTCACGACAGGAATCACAACCTTTCCTTATCCTCAACTATTCGTGTTTACAAACGTGATTATCATCTGTTCGAGTACCAAGATTTACGAGTGGGTGAGTAGTGCCCTGGTGGAAAAGCTTGAAACCACGGCAGCCTCTACCTGGACGGCGCTTGATTTCTTCGATTATGTATATCTGAGTAACGGCAATGTGGCAGTGGTGAGGGACGCTTTGGGTAAAACTTATGCACTTACCACGGATCTTCCGACGGCAATGGCAGCCTGCGATTATAACGGGCAGGTGATTTTGGGAAGTCCGGACGCGGGGTCCGAAGCACTTACCACGGAGCTTCCACCGGCAGTGGCATCATGAGCTGGATAACCGATAATAAAGATTCAGCGCCTTGGGCGTTGGTTAAGAAAGATTGGTCTGGGGATAAAAGTCTAATTGACATTCCTAAAAGTGCTGCTAATAATCAGTATAATGAGGGTCATAAGATAACAACTCTTGGTGAGCCTGTTTGGACATTAGATCAAAGTGGAGTTGCTATAACAGATGGTCATGATCCTTGTGGAGTATGGAACGCTCGTCCTGATGCACCAGAAGTAATTTGGGGTGATTTTATCTTTACTCAACAGAGTGCTTCAAAGCAGATAACATTACCATTGGTTGCTGAAGATACGGGTGGTGTTTATGATTTTACAGTTAATTGGGGTGATGGTTCTTCTGATCATATAGTAATAAGTACTGATCCAGCTGTTACGCATACTTATGATTCTGATGATCTTTATACAATAACAATTACTGGACAGATAGAGGAAATATATCTGGCAGATTTTACAGAGCTTATTGCTTGGGGACCATTAATTTTAGTTGATAGAACTTCTTATTTTGCTTCTGATTATTGGCTTACAGTGTCTGCTACAGATGTTCCTGATTTATCTCGACTAATTGATGCAGATAATTTTTTCTCTCGCTGTTATGAACTTACTGAAGTTCCTAATATAGATCAATGGGATGTGGCTACTGTAGAATCTATGAATCATTTTTTTAATCAGTGTCAAAAGTTTAATGGTGATTTAGATTCTTGGGATGTATCTAAAGTAACAACTATGGAAAGAATGTTTTATGAATGTTATTTATTTAATAGTGAATTAAATTCATGGGATGTTTCAAAAGTAGGTAATTTTGTAAATACTTTTGGAAAGAGTAGAATTTTCAATCAACCTTTAGATTCATGGGATACTTCGAGTGCTCTCAATCTTGATCATATGTTTTATAATGCTTTATTATTTAATCAAGATATTAATGATTGGGATGTATCTAATGTTCTAAATATGACTTCTGTCTTTCATGATGCTGAAGCATTTAATCAACCTTTAAATAAATGGGATACAAGTAAAGTTACTACTATGTCCTCAATGTTTCAGGATGCTGATAAGTTTAATCAATCTGTAAGTAGTTGGAATGTATCTAATGTAACTAATATGTTTTTAATGTTTGGTGGTTTTGGCACAGGTGTTTTTAATCAATCCTTAGTCGGCTGGGATACATCAAAAGTTACATCTATGGTTGGCATGTTTAGAGATCAGACGTCTTTTGATCAGGATTTATCTTCTTGGGATTTTACTTCTATTGTAGGAAGTGGTCTGTCTGATTTTATTTATCGCTGTCCTATGTCTGTAGCTAATTATAGCAATCTTTTGATTAGTATGGCTTCTCAAGATGTTAATTCTTTTGTAACTTTTAGTGGCACCTTTAGTAAATATTTCGTAGGAGCTGCAACAACAGCTCGTGATTATTTAGTTAATGATAAAAATTGGTCAATAGGTGATGGTGGACAGGAATAAGGAGAAATAATGACCTCAGGACGTTTAGCAGCAGTTAATATAAGTGCAGGAACCAATACCCTGATTTATAATAATCCAGGAAGTCATTCGTTCTCTGCCACAGTTAATATCTGCAACCGGAATGACTCAGACGTGGTTATTAGGTTAGGTTTTGTAGATGGAGGATTGACTGACCTTGTTGCTGCAGATTGGATTGAGTACGATCTGACTATAAGGGCCAATGGAATACTCACCAGATCAAAAGTTGAAATGACTCCAAACCAAAGTATTGTTGGATATTCAAGCAAAGCTAATGTAAGTTTTCAGGTCTGGGCATAAGGGGATATGATGAGAAAACAGTGGCCATTAGAAGTTCAGGGCATAGATACTATTCTGGATGAAGGAATCGAAGCCAAAGATCTTGATGTAAAAGAACTTTTAATTGAAATGCTTAGGGAACTTAAAAAAATAGAATACCACTTATCAATAGCGAGTGACGCTGACTTAACTAATTTATAGGAGACTAAAATGCCTACAGTCAATGATCCAAAT